ATAAAAATAGTTCTTGCCTCTTGGCGTGCTTAAAAATATAGCCTTGCCTTTGTAATCGGTAAGCGTTGGCCTTATACTATTATTCCAACCATCCTCAAGATTTGGGATGTATGATGCCTCATCTATAATAACCAAATGATACTTAGTACCACGCATAGCATCTAAGCGCTCACCCGTATAAAACCTAATTGATCCACCCGTAATAAAGTCCATCAACAAATCAGTCTCATTCTTTTTGTACACCTTATCAGGCAATATCTTGCACATCTCCTTGAAAAACATCTTACCCAATTGGTAAGTTGGTGTGATATATGCAACATGCTGCCTTTTTAGCGCGCTTTCAATTGAGATAGTTTGTGAGATAACTGACTTGCCAAACCTTCGACCGGCCATCATTACCTTAAACCTTGCATCCGATTTGATGACAATGGCTTGATTAACGTGTGGCTTCGGTAGTTTGATCTCAAGATTCATACTTGATCGTTATGGTTTCAACGTTTGTATTTTCGGTTGTAGCTCGGTCGGTCATACCCAATGCATTCTTAGCATAGAAAATAGCCTTGCCCTCGTTTGCTACTATGTCAATAGCCAATGACTTAAACATTGAAACGATGTGAGTAACTAGCTCATAATATGGATGGGTAGGGTCTTGTCTAATTTTCCATAGATTCATACGCTTATAAAATTCTTTGTTATGTGTACGCAACCAATGATCCAAAAAATAATCTATTGTAGGCACATAACGATCCCTAATCTCAACTATCTTGCCGCTACCGGTTGCAACCTCTTTTTTGCCGCCCATACAATTGTCGCAATATGCGTAAGCTAATT